TTAGATCCGTGTCTTTAATGTATAGAGCATTTCGAGCGCCTTACGCGGAGTCATGTCATCCAGATTAAGCTTGGCGAGTTCATCGAGCACTGGATGCGGCAGGCTGGCGAACATATCGCTCTGCTGCGGCGCGACCTGTTTGCCTTTGCTTGGCTGCACCGTTTCGTGAGGCAGAGCGGTGGCTTCCAGTCGACCCAGATGCTCGCGAGCCCGCAGGATCACTTCGGTGGGGACGCCGGCCAGTTGCGCAACCGCCAATCCGTAGCTCTGGCTGGCAGGGCCAGGCAGTACGTGGTGGAGGAATACGATGCGCTCGTTGTGCTCGGTGGCATTGAGGTGGACGTTGGCCACCAGCGGCTGGCTTTCCGGCAGTACCGTCAGCTCGAAGTAGTGGGTGGCGAACAGCGTATAAGCACGCAGTTGCGCCAGGCGCTCGGCTGCTGCCCAGGCCAGCGACAGACCATCGAAGGTGCTGGTGCCGCGGCCGACCTCGTCCATCAGCACCAGGCTGCGTTCGGTGGCGTTGTGCAGGATGTTCGCGGTTTCGCTCATCTCGACCATGAAGGTCGAACGCCCACCGGCCAGGTCATCGCTGGAGCCGATCCGGGTGAAAATCCGGTCCACCAGCGACAATTCGCAGCTGGCGGCGGGCACGAAGCTACCGATATGCGCCAGCAGCACGATCAGCGCGGTTTGCCGCATGTAAGTGGATTTACCGCCCATGTTCGGGCCGGTAATCACCAGCATCCGCGTGCTGTCGTCCAGGCTCAGGTCGTTGGCCACGAACGGTGTGGTCAATACTTGTTCAACCACCGGGTGACGGCCCTGGCTGATGCGCATGCACGGCTCGCTGACGAACCGTGGGCAGTTCAGGTCAAGGTTCAGCGCGCGCTCGGCCAGGTTGCTCAAGACATCCAGCTCAGCCAGTGCCGCGGCAGTGTCCTGCAGCGGTGGCAGCTGGCTGATCAGGTCTTCGAGCAGGGCTTCGTAAAGCATCTTCTCGCGGGCCAGCGCGCGGCTCTTGGCCGACAGGGCCTTGTCTTCGAAGGCTTTGAGTTCTGGCGTGATGAACCGCTCGGCCCCTTTGAGGGTCTGGCGGCGGATGTAATCGGCCGGTGCCTGCTCGGCTTGCTTGCTTGGCAGTTCGATGAAGTAACCGTGAATCCGGTTGTAGCCGACTTTCAGGTTGGCCAGGCCGGTACGCGCCTTCTCGCGGGCTTCGAGGTCGATCAGGAATTGTCCGGCGTTTTCGCTTAGCGATTGCAGCTCGTCGAGTTCAGCGTCGTATCCGGTTTTCAACACGCCACCGTCGCGGATCACCGCTGGCGGGTTGTCGATGATGGCTTTTTCCAACAGGGCGGCCAGCTCGGGATAGGTGCTGGTAGTCACGGCCAGTTGGTGAAGGTGTGGCGCCTCAAGCTCGGTCATCGCCACTTGCAGTTCTGGCAGTGCGCCGAGGGCGTCGCGCAGGCGAGCCAGGTCACGCGGGCGAGCGTTACGCAGGCCGATACGCGCCAGAATCCGCTCGATGTCACCGATCTCTTTCAACTGCGGTTGGAGTTTCTCGAAGCGGTAACCGTCGAGCAGGCAGGTGATCGAGGTCTGGCGTGCCAGCAGCACGCTCAAGTCGCGCAGCGGGCGATTCAGCCAACGGGTCAGCAAGCGGCTGCCCATGGCGGTCTGGCAACGGTCGACCACCGATTGCAGGGTGTTCTCGCGGCCACCCGCCAGGTTGGTGTCCAGCTCCAGGTTGCGCCTGCTTGCACCGTCCAGCACCACGGTATCGTCCAGACGCTCATGACGCAGGCTGCGCAAATGCGGCAGGGCGGTGCGTTGGGTTTCCTTGGCGTAGCTCAACAGGCAACCGGCGGCACCGATGGCCAGGGTCAGGTTCTCGCAGCCGAAACCTTTGAGGTCCTGGGTGGAAAATTGCTGGCAAAGACTTTTCAGCGCCGAATCACGCTCGAAATCCCACGGTGCACGACGACGAACGCCACGGCGCTTCTCCGCCGGCAAGTCTTTTGGCCAATCGTCCGGAATCATCAGCTCGACCGGATTGACCCGCTCCAGCTCCGCCAGCAGGTTTTCCCAGCCTTTGATCTCCAGCACGCTGAAGTTGCCGCTGGTGATGTCCAGCACGGCCAGGCCGAACAGGCGCTCGTCACCCAGAACGGCGGCGATCAGGTTGTCGCGGCGCTCATCCAGCAGCGCTTCATCGCTGACGGTGCCGGGGGTGATGATCCGTACCACCTGACGGTCTACCGGACCTTTACTGGTCGCCGGGTCGCCGACCTGTTCACAGATCACCACCGACTCACCGAGCTTGACCAGTTTCGCCAGGTAACCTTCCGCGGCGTGGTAAGGAATCCCACACATCGGAATCGCCTGCCCGGCCGACTGCCCACGGGCGGTCAGGGTGATGTCCAGCAATTTGGCGGCCTTCTTTGCGTCTTCATAGAAGATCTCGTAGAAGTCACCCATGCGGTAGAACATTAACTGGTCAGGGTGCTGATTCTTCAGACGCCAGTACTGCTGCATCATCGGGGTGTGGCTGGAGAGGTCTGTCATACGGGGCTTTCGGCTCTGCCTGTCTATTTGACAATGGTAAAACGTCTAATACTACAGGGATTTTTTAGGCATTGTCGGCGGCTGCCCTACGTTGATTTTGCGCAGGCGCAGGTAGCGCTGCGTCATCTTGGCATCTGTGTGTCCACCAAGTTTTTGCGCGTTATTGCCCTGGTCGTCAGTGTCCGACAGAGACTTCGCACGCAGGTCATGAAGGGTTGCATCCTCGACGCCAGCCTTCTGGCAACTGATGGCGAACGCATCCTTGACCGAGCTGTAGTGAACTGGCTTTCCGCCTCGCGGGGAGCAGAAAAGGGTGAGCCCACGAATCTTCCGGGGCAGGGCCTTGGTCCTTGCAATCAATGCCTCCAGATCGGGGGTCATTTGGACGATCAGCTTGGCGCTGGTTTTCTCCTGTTTGAAGGCGATCCCATCGGCACTGATGTCGGCGAGACGGATCGCGAGCACGTCGCCAATGCGCTGCCCGGTCAGGTAGCACATTTCGTAGATCACCCGCATGTTGTCGCTCGAGTTGGCGCAGATCGTCTCGAACTCACCGTGTGTGATGTATCGATCTCGCTTGTGCTCAGGGTGGCGGCGAACGCCGATGCAGGGGTTAGAGTCAACCAGCTGCTTTTCGAGGGCGTAGGTGAACACGGCTCGTAGGACCGAGATAACCCGGTTGGACATATTGGGTGTGTCGGCTCCGTGCATTTTCAGTGCGACAACGTGGCGCTGAAGCACGTCCCTCGGCTCGAAGTCGGCGAAAGCTTCCTTGAGCTGGTCGCAGGCGGCTTCATATTGCTTGATCGTGTTGGGCTTGAGCTTCGGCTTGACGCGGTTGCGCATGTGTTCGAGTGCATCATCGATCAGCTTGGGCATGCCGCCCTGATTGCCTTTGTCGATCGCTTTCGCGTACTCGACCAGGGATGCTTGGAAGTCCGTGCCCAGGCGCTGCCATTTGCCTTTGCGCACCAGGTAGTAAGCCCCGTGCTTCTGGTACATGCACGCCGGCAGGTGCCGGTCTTTCTTGCGAGGGCGCATTCTCTACCTTCCTTATGCGAGCCTGAGTTCCGGGCCTTTCTTCGATTGAATACCACCCAGCCGGCCAATGACAACTTGGCGTAGCACCTTCGGCTTGCCGTAGCCATCAACGGCAAACCCGTATTTTTCTGCCTGTAGCCATTTGATTTGTGCGCCGGGCTTAATGTAGCCGGTAAGGTCGGACACTTCTTCAGCGGTCAAAAACATGTCTTGCTCCATGCCGCGCGTGGCGGCAGAAGGTGGTTATTGGGTGGCTTTGTCGATGGCTGCTCGGACTACCTTCAGGTACTGACCATCAACCCCGACGTAGCCCATGCCTTCGCAGCGTTTCTGGACGCCTTTCAGTACCTCGACCAGCTCTTCGGTCAGTGCGCGCTCTTCCCGGCCAATCTCCCAAAAGCGCGTTCCCCAGTGGTCGGACGGTGGCGGGTTGGAGTTCTGCGCGCCGAGGGCCAGCGCGCCAACGGTGGAGTCCAGCAGGTCGCGCTTGTAGGCGTTGTCGCCGTCGATGCTGAGGCCGCGTCGACGCAGGGTCGAAACCACTTCGTTCAGGTCGAGGCCTTTGTCCTGCAGCAGGATGTCGAGTTTTGGTTTTTCCGGGGTGTAGATGGTCAGGCAAAGCTTGGCGCCGACCGGGAGGCTGGCGCTGATCTTCTCCAGCGCATCGCTCGCTGTTTCATGGAAGCGGTTCAGTGCGGACATAACGATTCCTCGCCCGCCGTTTACCGGCAGGCCGTATATATAGCTTTGAAGGTCTAAATTGGCTGGTGTATCGTTTCAGCTGTTCACCCAGCCACATGACTCTTTACCGGCCCACGGATGGCGAGGTCATGTGTGCAGGGCGAACACTATTTCTTGCCTGCCGTTCACCGGCAGGCTGGTAGATGGAAGAGGGGTTAGCGCTTTTCGAGGGAGGTGGTGACCGCTTCGACTATCACCGGGCCGAAAATCTTTGTGCTGTCCAAGTGATCCTTGAACAGCCTATTCAATCGGGCAATGGCAGACTCTCTGGCTTGGTCATGGACCTGGCCGGTAGAGCAATCAGGCCCCCAGCTGCCAAGGTTCGAAAGCTCTAGGGTGATGGTGACCTTTGCACCGGTGGTTGTTCTCGATCGTGGTTTCATCACCGCGGCCCCTTGTAGCAGTACACGTAGGCGAACCAGCAGAGGGCGATCATGGGGTCACCTCGTAAGCGGGGTTCTTCTCAAGGTGTTCCAGCACTTCCTCTAGTACGACGTTCGCTATTTCGTCATCAGTCGGAGCCTTGTTGTGCAGGGTCACGTTCACGCAGAGACTGGTGCGCTGGGGTGGCCCAAGCCTTGAAAGCTGATGTCGATCGCCATGGTTAACTCGCCATATCGGCGAGCCCATTGAACATGCGGGCCGTCCTCGGTATCGAAGATCCCCAGCAGGAACCAGTCTGGCCCGGGGGCCTCAGGCTCCCAGCCAAGACAGTTTGCTGCGCCGTCGTAGTAGGGGTGTGAATCCAAGTCGGAATCCATTCCCCACCACTTCATTTCAAGGGCTTGCTCTTTCAGCCAGGCGTGGTACGGGGCCGGATCCTCGCCACCGTCGAACTTTGGAATTCCGGGGTGCCACCAGTAACCGTCTTTGTCGCGCACGACTTCAGCGGGGCCGATCTGTTTTATTGCAGGCATGACTTCGTCCTTGCCGCTATAGCGGCTGACTTTGAGGGGAGGGAATTACTGCTGTTCGGTGGTGGATGCTGGCGCTGGGCCCGGGTAAAGTGCGCGCGTTTCGTACTGCCAGTCTGCATCTTCTGGGTTTCGATTGAGGTGCTCAACGATGTCGGCGGCGCATGGCCGCCAAGGCATCCACCCTGACCGATCTTTTTTGCGCCACATCGGGCGCTGCCGGTACTGATATCCGGCCGGCTCGCCCCGGTGCTGGGAGGTCAGCTCATCAATCCGCTGATCCGCTGCGTTCAGGCGCAGCTGCAGGGAGTTGATCTTCAACTGCTGGGTGTTCCAGACGAGGCCAACGTTATCGCATTCATCTGGAGCTTCATGCTCGCAGTGCGGGCAGTAGGCGTCGTCGTAATCGCCCGTATCCGCGATCTGGCCCCCGCCTGCACATTGGAAGCTGGGGTAGACCGCGCCGCAGCCTTGGCATTCAACGACGAAATAACCGCCGCTGTTGTCATCTGTGACCAGGCCAAGCGCTTTGCGCTGATCACGGTTAGCGCTGTGTGAGTCGCTCATCCTGCAGCCTCCATCGATACCAGATCATGGGCATTCAGAACCGTCATGCCGCTACCTGTTGCTGCTCCTGGCGCAGCGCTTCCTGCACCGCCTCGACAACACGACGCAGATATGTGAATTCGTGGTTTTCTTCGACCGCTTTGCCATCGAGCGGGTAATGCCATTCTTCGCCGAACAACTCGGTCAGCAGCTTGCTGTGATGCCAGCATTCGTTTGAACTCTCGATGCTGCGCAGAATATCGATGTCATGCCAAAGCTCGCGGGCTTCATCTTTGCTCAGCTCGCCAAGCTCCCAGTCGTGGCGCCCGGTCTGTTGCCGGCGGCGCTGGACGATGCACTTCTTGGCCAGGGTGTGCAGCGCGTCACCGCTGAAGACAGTGGAGCTGATACCGCGATCCAAGCAGTTCAGGACGTAGTCCCAACCGCAGTCGGCGACGAACTCGGCCACCGTGCGCGGCCCCATACCTCCCCAGTAGGCATTCCAACTCTTGTCCCAGCAGTTGATCGTGATCTTGCCCTGGGCGGTCTGGTAGTTCGGGTTGGATTCGGTCGGGCAGTCGCGCCGGCCGAAGTCTTCAAGGAACACAGTGATTGCATCAAGTCGCGGTGCGCCGGTGATGACCAGCTTCGTTACTGTCGAGCGCTCGACCTTCAACGGCTCGGCCGGTTTGTTTTCTGTGGGCATGGGGATACCTCGCGTCCATTGTCTGGTAACGTCAGTGAGTCGATTTCGACTGTTAGCGCCGGGTGATTTTGCGATGACTGAGCAAAAGAAAAATTCAGGGAAGAACAAATATGGTCTCTCGCGAAAAATCCCTCCGCATGTAAAGAGAGAGGTACGAAAGAGGTGTGGATTTGGTTGCATCGTGTGTGGTTGTGGACTAATTCAGTATGAACATGTTGATCCGGAGTTCCATGAGGCAAAATTTCATGATCCGGAGGCGATAGTTACTTTATGTCCTACTTGTCATGCGAGTGTAACTTCAAAATTTTGGTCGAAGGAGCGGGTTAAACGCCACGCGTTAGATCCGGCATGTCTTAAAGAAGGATTTTTGAAGCACGTTTTTGATTTTTATTCTGATGGCCATCCTTCTATTCAGTTCGGTGGGGCGCTGCTTAAAAACTGTCCCACGCCATTCGAAATATTCGGAACACCGCTCATTAGGATCAAGCCCCCTGAGTGCGAGGGTGGACCTTTTCTATTGAGTGGGACATTCTGCGATAGATCGGGCTCACCTACTCTAAAAATTGTAGACAATGAGTGGATTGCATTCTCAGACAGCTGGGATGTTGAAGTATCAGCAGGCGGGATAACTGTACGAAATGGGCCAAGAGACATTGTTTTGAAACTTAGTGTTCAACCACCGCACACCTTAGTAGTAGAGCGGTTAAAAATGACTTACGGGTTTATCGATATAGATGTTAGTGGTGATGAGCTAGTAATAAATACCAATACGTTCACTGGTTGTATTATGGACGGTTGTGCGGTTGGGTTTTCGTTGTACCCTTTGCGGAGGTCTGGCATTGATCCGCGCTTTACTCCAATAGCCTCCATTGTGAAGCGACAAATAGAGATGCTGGCGTGATTCGTTGAAGTGGGCTATTGGTTTATATTCGATGCAGCCTGACGGGAGACTGACATGAGATTGCAAAGCGATATCGATGCACTCGCGGCGATCGAGGAAGACGCCAGAGCGATGCTGAAGCGAATAGGAATTCCCGACGACAAGCAGAAGCTTGAGGTCGTTATCTGCTTGCGGGAGATAATTGATCTTGCTACCTACAGGCAGGCGATTGACCTATTTACAGACCATTCAGCGTAATAGGTGAGGGCGGTCAGGCGCGCCTGGCTTTGAAGTAGCACATGGCCTTCGAGCTATAGCAGTTGTCTTGCAGATCTTCGTAAGCCTTGTACTTGGCTTGGCTGCGAGTGGCTGCCCAGACTGTCTTCACCCAGTGGCGGGCGTCGCCGATGTAATGCTCAACATCGAACCAATCGACCCATGGAGGGATGACTTTCCACTCCTTGAGCGGCAGAGTCTCGGCCATTTCGCCGTACTGCATTTCGTGGGTTGGGTGGTAGTTCCGGATGCGCTTCTTCGGGTCGTCATCCAGAACTACGCCGATGTAGTGGCCGCGATCAGCGAGGATGACACCGGGTTTTCCGTAGGCGATGACACGGCGGCCGACTTCAGCGGGCACTTGATAGTGCTGCCGGACGTATGCGCAGTTGTGGTTCATGGATTTCTCCAGTCAGATGCCGACCTCCGGTATCTCGGTGAGTGGCATGGTTTGAAATCTTGGGTGATCAGCGTGTAATATCGCGGCCATTGCAGAACTCGCCTTTGGGCGACTTCTAACGAGCACGGAGTAAAGGCTGGCGTAAAAGAGAAGTTTTTCAGCGGTTTGGCTATTGCATCGGACCTAATCACAGTAGGCGGGTATGCGCTTCCATTGGCACTCCCATTTTTCACCGACATTGATCTAGGAGCATTACTGATGAGCACAACAGCAGCATTTGAATTAGGTGGGGCGGTTCTGGGAACGTTCGATTTTCAAATTGCGAAGAACTCGACGAGTAACGTTGGTTTCCGGACAGCACCGCAGGGGGTTCAACTCCCCCCGTTCCCACCAATTCTTATCCGGGCGATATGATTTCATCGCCTGGATCCTGCTGAGTCATCAGCAGGCTCTGATCATAGAACGCTCTCGACACCTTTTCGCTTGGCTCATACGGTGTCGTGACACCGCGCAGCATCCACGCCTGTGTTTCGAAGTCCGCCCCGATCAGGTTCGTCAGTAGCCGCTGGTGAATGTCCTGCTGGTTATTGATGCCATGGGCGGCCATGACTCGCTTGAGGTCGGGCTTGAATACCCCGGCGACCTCAACCGTAAACTTCTCGACGCCCAATGCAGCGTCCCTGGCTGCCGCTTTTTCGCGCTTCTTGCGCTGCTTGATGGCTTCCGCCGTCAGCTCCTGTTCTTCGGCCATGGCCTACCTCTTCAATTCCGCTGGCCGGCAAGTCCAGCCATGTCTGTCGTCGGCGCTGGCGCACCTGGGTGCTGATGCGTCTCACGGCGGCCCCGGGAACTTGATGTTGTTCTCACGGGCGATCAGCCTGGCACGCTTGGCTTCCATGCCCATTTCTTTCGCTGCTTCTATGACGGTTTTGCCGGCCTCAGCCAGTAGCTTGAGCCGCGGCGCGAGTTTGTCGCGTTCTGCCCGCAGCTTGTTGCTATGGGAGCTGCCGAACATGGCCTCTTTTTCACCGCTGACTCCTGGGGCAATTTCCTGCGCTGACCGGCCGGCACAGAAGAATTGATCGAGCTTTCGGTTTAGGTCGTCGATGAGCGAGTCGCGCGGGTTGGGCATTGGTACACCGATCACTATTCACCTCCGAGCGGCCGGTTAGCCTTTTCTTCAAACTGGATTGCCATGTCGAGCGCTGCTTTGTAGGTCCAGCGAAACGCCTTCGTCTTGCCGGTGGACAGATCCACGACGTGGTAGGCCTTGCCGACAGTCTTCACCTGGAAGCGCAACTGCTTCTCCGGCATCACCAGGCCGGCGAGGCGGGCGAAAGTCCCGCGTGCGGCCTGGGTGCGAATCATCAGGATGCGCAGAACATCAATGCGCTGTTGCATCAGTGGGTGCATTTGCATGGCTGATCCCTCGGTGGTGGGTTGCGTTCATTCGTCAGCACTCGGGCCGCCTGCTGGTTGCCGTTGGGCGCAGGGGAGAGTGCTGACGGATAAAGGCAGGCGTAAAAAAACCAGACCGAAATCTGGCTTTACCTCCTACGTAACAAGCCCGCGGAGCGCATGAGGGCTGTGCGGGTATCTGAAGTTCACATGGGTGCCAATCCTCCACGCAGGGTGAGCTGAACAATGCAGGGTGGCCGGTATAAGCCGGGGATTCGTCCGCATTGGGGGGCCTGGTCACGCTACTGGCGTCAGACCAGGATTACTTCGTCAGCGATGTGGTGTTGCTTGAGGCCTAATCCCCGCTTGCTGATTACAGGTTTCGGTACATAGGTGCGGCGGTGGGCTTCCCTGTTCACTCCGGCTTGATCAGCAGCGTTGCCGGTGTGGTCATTGGGTATCTACAACATGCGGCGTACAGCCCTGTGCCTGGGTGGTTTGAATCGGCACACCGCATGAGGTCCGGCGCTCCTCATAGCCGAGGCTCGGAGCGCTAATTCGATTTGTTGTCTCTCCCTTCTTCCGCTGGGATTCGCGGGGCGCATTGCTTGCCGGGTCACTCACACGGTTAAGGCGTTTCACCATCGAGCAGCCGTCCAGGTTGTTCCTGTCGTTGGCAGGCTTTCGGGCCTGTCTGCTCGCCGGTCGCCGGTAGAGGCAAAGCGGTCTGTTGTTTGTTGCGCTGGCTGTTAAAGAGCGGCGCGGCTTTCGCTGCTAGGCCCGTGTCTACTTGGCTTGAGATACAAATTAACCGCCGGTTTCTAAGTCGTCAATACCGGCGGTTAATTTATTTTGCCGAAGGGTGCGGTATGCTTTCTCTATTAGTGTATGGATGTACAGTGTTAAGGGAGTAATGCATGGGCGTGATGCAGCAACAAAAAGAGCACCAGCGAGTTGAGCTGACAGGCATCGAGCGGCTTAACCTTCGAGTGTCGAATATGATTAATCATCCGATCGCACAGCTTCAGCGCTGGGTGACGATCCACCGTTTGGACACGGACGGGGACAGGGAATGGGTAGAGGTGATGGGCATTCTGTCCGAGACAGACGAGATTGAAATGGTCTTCAATGATGAAGACGAGTCGGTGACGTTGAGGTGGGAAGCGCCGCGGGAGGACGACCAGGTGTCTGAGATTGAAGATGTGTTTGAGACGGAGAAGCCAGCCCCTTTCTAAAAAATGAGAAGGGTGGCGTCAGCCACCCAACTTGCCGGCTTGGTTACTGGCTGTTCTGAGTTTCGCTGGTCGAAAAGGGGGTGATGGTATGAGTACGTCCTTTTTCGAAATCAGCGCGGGCATTTTGAAGTTTAGTTTGAAAATCTTCCAGTTGGACTCTTGTTTTCTGCTTGAAGTCTTCACTGGAAGATTCATCTTTGAGATGTTTTTTGCAAACACCAATTGATGCTTTTAGGCTGGAGATGATTCTCGTCAATTCAGCAGGGTCATCAATCCTTATATAAACTTTGAGTAACCACAGGGATAGGAAGGGGGAAATAATTCCGCTGGACGCCATGATCCCCTGGGTAACAGCCGGAATATCGATAACAGATGTGGCTGCCAATGCGGCGCCATTGACAACGGAGGTAGATAGGGCCATGAACATGTTGTTATTCATTTAGCTACCTCCAGTTGCATTATTTCTTCTGGAGTCAATTTTCTGAAGGACGCGCTTTTGAAAAGCTTGTGCTTTATGTAATAGGCTTCCGTAATATTTCCGTCCGAGTGATATTGTAGAATCGTATCCCTTGGGAATATAACGTAAGATAAGTGTCGTACGGTCTTTCGGGTAAAAATAAATATCAACGGAGAGCTTAAGATAAGAGCAAGCCATCCTATTGCTTGGGCTATCAATAAAGTTGACCACATGTCATTCTCTGCTGTTAGTTGTGTTCGCTTATGACTCTTACTATATCATAGCTGGTTTTTGTGCCGCTAATATTTATTGTGTCGGTCTTTTGAAGCTCAACCGTATAAAACTTATCTTTTTGAAAAGCTTCTTCGTTTGATGCAACCTTCGACAGAAACGCGTCGTCGCGTATGGTTACGGACACATCAAGTCCATCTTTACTCTGTATCGTCCAGCCACGGCGGCTCTTAAAGTTAAGCTTTGTGAATTGAACTACCTTTTGAAACTTCTCCTTGGTTTCTTTTTCGGTCACGTCGGAGCGGATTGGAGTGAAATTTTTGATCTCGGGCTCCGCAAGAACAACTTCGGCATCTTCAGATATGAAAGAGATCGTAGCTTGATCTCTCCCTTGAAGGGGAGCTTGAATAACCTTATGCAGCGCTTGTCGAATCTCCCTGCTGGACACCAATTGCGCAACGTTAGAATTGGTCCTAATCTCCCCATCCTTTGTTACAAGGATTGCTTCTTTGGTCTTCGCGTCGATGACCACTCTATCGATTTTCGTATCTTTAAGACGGTCAATAATTCCAATCGCTGTGGCAGCGCTCGCCACAGCCCCAGCCACACTTATACCAATGGCTTTCATCACAGTTAAAGTAGTCAATGGGTCGGCGACTATCGCAAAGACAATTTCTAACGAGCCCTCTTGGGCTGGAGCTAGCACCTTCAGTTCGGCTTCAGAAGCGCCGTTACTAACAATGGATGCAGCCTTGGTAATTAATTCATGCATTCCGACTATGGCATTGCCTAAGTCTTTGGCATTGATCTTATGATTTTCAAGGTCGCCTGGGGCATCATATGAAATCTTGAATTCCGTTTGAGTTTGGTTGTCCATATTATCCCCTGAATATTAAGTGCTGGTCATTTGTATTTGGATTTTTGTTTTAGTTTGTGTTTTGTGTTGTTGGTTCTGTTATTTATAATAGCTGGGAGTTCCACACCAATAACACCCTGGCGTGGATATAAGTATCTTCCGCTCGGATGGTTTGTGGTGGATGTCTTGTGTTGTCCGAGATCATGGAGAACTGCTCGTCCCCCATCCATTGCAGCCGCTTGATATAAAGGTGACCTTCCCAAGAGAACATGTAGATCCCGTCTCCGGCGAACTCGCGGACACTGATATCTACCAGCAGCGGGTCGCGATGCTTGATCGTCGGCGCCATTGATTGACCCCAGCCGGTCACCATCTTGAGGTGAAAGTGTTCTCTGAACTCGACACCCATCTCACGAAGGTGCTGGGGACTGACGCGCACGTCCTGAAGCATTTCGGGGTAATCATGGGGGATCTGCCCGCCACCCATTGCCGCGCGAACGTCGTAATGCGCGATCCATACCTCGTCGCCGACGGCGCCAGGCCGGTAATAGTCAACTTCGATTACTCCGCCGCCATCGTCTGATTCGGCCGCAGCGAGTAGGCGTCTCCTGGCGCCCTCAGAAAGGCTTTTCCCTTGCTTCGCTAGCATCTGCCTAACAAGGTCGGCGGCCGAAGCGCTCGATCCGAGCTCGGTAGCCTGATCTGCGGCTGTTGTCAGACCGCTGATCTCTTTGGCGAGCCGTTTGCTGAATTTCTCAACCGGCACGCCAAGCAGGCGCGAGAGTACTGCGGCGAATTTCGCATTCAGCGGATTTGTGCCGTTCAGGTACATCGCGACGGCAGCCGCCGAAATGTCCGCAGCCTCAGCAAGACTCGCTTGCGTAAGGCCGAGCGTGTTCTTTTTCGACACGAAAAGCGCCTTGGCCGCGTCGCACTCAGCTTTCAGCTCGGGGGATAACTCTTTCTTTTTGCTCATCCGCGAAATTTAACCGTTGGTTAAGTTATTTGCGCTAACCGGCGGTATTGCCTGAATACTAACCGGCGGTTAATATTGATTCCACACATCAAGCTTGGTCGAGCACAGAAATGAAGAAGACGCCATTGCCATTGTTGGTCGAGAGGATGGGGCAGATCGCCGTCGCCAAGGCTCTTGGCGTCAGCCCTCCGGCAATCTCTAAAGCTTTGAAAGCGGAGCGGGACATCCAGGTAACTGAGCACGCGAATGGAACCTTTACCGCGGAGGAAATCCGCCCGTTTCCGTCTCAAAGCACGGCAGCGTAACTCATTTGCCGTGACTGGAAACATTTTGCAATGCGTGCTGGCGCGCAGCCACATAAACAAACTTGAGGTTTTACGGATGCACGAATTTCTGAAGGCCTGTGACAGCGTGGTTGACGAAGCGAACACCAAGAATCTGGCGACGCTGATGAATATGCCTCCAGTGAGCCTCCTTCAACGTGCCAACGCGAACTACGACGGCGCCTGGTTCAACGTCAAGCACCTGTACGCATTAATGCTGCACACGAAAGACATGCGTCCATTGTCTGCGCTGGCTGGTGAGTTTGGGTTTGACCTGGTGGCTCGTGAGAGACCTGCCGCCAAGCCACTAATGGCCGCACTCGGTCTTCTGTCGGCCGAGTGCGGTGACGTTGGGCGATTGATCTTCGATGCGGCTGCTGACAACCACATCAGCCAGCACGAAAAGGCCCAAGGCGAGAAAGCAATCCTTGAAGCGATTGATGCGCTCCAGGTGCTTCGTGAATCGCTGAAGGCTGCCTGAATTTGACCGGTAAGGGGCAGCACATGGGGATGATGAAGCTATGGGCAGCCGCCAAGCGGATCTGGCTCGGCGGTCATTTTGAGAATGGGATTATCTATTCCCCGCTAGAGCTACTGCTGCTTGTAGGGATGAAAGAAGTGCTTCGACGCAGACTTCGACGGGCTCTCCGGTGGTGTGGTTTTTCAAGTAAGCCGGACCGAGATGTTGGGGATCGAAACTCACAACGTCTCGGAGGGAAAGCTCTCCCTGCATCAGATCGACCACTAGGTAACCTGCAGACGACCTCACAACGTACCGGCCAATCAGCAGATTTGCCGCCGCAACGGCGCCATTAATTTTCATGCCCGACCTCCTAGGCCTTTTCGCTGGGAATCAAAAAGCTACCACGGATGCGCCGGACACCTACAACGCCTGAATCGCGGGCAAAAAAAAGCCGGGCTGCAACCCGGCTCCTTCAACAACTTGTAAAACAATGTGGGGCCATTATGAACACGATCGTTGCTCCAAGCAATACGGTCACCATGTCGATCCGGGAGATCGCTGATCTCACCGGCAAGCAACACCAGCGCGTCATGCGAGATACGAAACGCATGCTCGGCGACCTTGGTTTCGATGCGCCCACTTTTGGATGCATCTGCCTGGACAGGCCGAACCGCCAACAACTCAAAGTCATCGAGCAAGTGTTGGTGACCCGACAGGGCTCTGTCGCACTGGCTGAAAAAATTCAAGGAACCGCTCTGTGAGTGTTCAAGCAATGTCCTGGGCGCTCTCGTTGCCCATTCAGACCCTCAAAGATCCAAGCGCGCGGCATGTCCTGCTGTGCTTGGCCAACTATGCCGGCTCAAGCGGCGCGGGCGCCTTCCCATCTGCCTCGACCTTGGCTGATGACACCGGCCTCTCCATTCGAACCGTCCGCTACAAGCTGGACGATTTGGAGGAGTGCGGACTGATCAAGAAAGGTAATCAAGCGATCGCAGCCGTTCACATCGACCGCCACGACCGCCGGCCAGTGGTTTATGACCTTCAACTGTTGCGGGGTGCAAATCCTGCACCCCGTCCAGAGCGGGGTGCAAATGACGGCACGGGGTGCAGCTCACAACAGAACGGGGTGCAGCCTGAGACAGAACGGGGTGCAGTGGCTGCACCCAATACGTCAATTAACCATCAAGGAACCAAAGAGCAGCTGCAGCGCGAGATTCCCGATGTGATCGCTCAGCAGGATCAAGCGGCCATCGCTGCCCTGGATGATCGCCAGCGCTTCTCCATGTTCGCCGAATGGGATCTGCCGGAGGGTTGCATGGATACCCAACTGAAAATCGCAGGGCTGCCTGCCGATTCGGTCACTGACGAGCTGCTCGCTGGGTTCAAGGGCTTCTTCGTTGCCAAGCCGGCGACCGTCGACAGCGCTGCCGGCTGGTGCTTCCGACTGGTTGCCTGGGTTAAGCGTGAGCGGGTCAAGGCTGCTGGCGCTGCATCGTCGGCCGCTTCGGAAGAATTCGATGACGACAACACGGATTGGATGAGTGGGGGTTCGAAATGAAACCGGTTTCCACGGTCGCGGCACAGGCGATGACGAAGGTTCGTGCTGGTGAGCTCATCGATGCGACCACCGAAGTGTCAGTGCAGGCCCAGCAGGATCAGGCCCGAGAAACCGGCAAGGTTATCAACCAGCTGTTCCGCCAGTTGCGTTCGATCCGGACAGCGTGGCGTCAGGCATGGCCGGACAAGAAGGCTTACATCGAGTCGAAAGCTACCTGGCTCCAGGCATTCATCGAGAACGGCATCTGTACCCAAGAACAGATCGATATCGGTCTGATCCGCTGCCGCGCCGAGCCGTCCGACTTCATCCCGAGCGTGGGCAAGTTTATTCAGGGCTGCGTGCCGACCCCGGAGATGCTGCGACCGCCGCTACCAGGCGTTGAAGCGGCTTACAACCAGGCGATGCGCAACTGCCATCCAGCGATGCGTGACGTTGCAAAGTGGTTTCACCCAGCGGTGTATCACGCCACTGCCGCGGCTGGGTTCCACAGTCTGCCGCTACTGAGTCGGGAGCTCGGCCTTGTCAGCTTCGAGAGGCGGTACATGGAACAGGTCCGCAAGGTCTGGATGGGTGAGCAGCTTGGACCGGTGCCTGTTGCCGAACTACCAGTCCCGCAAGCTCAACGAACCCCCGACATTGGAAATAAGGCCTTGGCCGAACTGCGCGCCTGTCGCGCCGGAGTATCTGCATGAGCGCATTGAACACCCAGGTCGCCGGCGGCCACTACAAATCATTGAAGATCCAGCCGATTGAGTACATCCACGCGAATAGCATTCCCTTCGCCGAAGGCTGCGTCATCAAGTACGTGACCCGGTGGCGTGACAAGGGCGGCATTGCCGATCTGGAGAAGGCCAAGCACTTTTTGGAAATCCTGATCGAGCTTGAGCGCAAGTTGGTGCACGAATGACTGCACAAATCAAAACCCTGACCGTGAAGCTGTCAGACACTGAAATTCAGCGCAATGCCAAGCTTGAGCATGTGCGCGACCTGCGTGATGCCAGTCATCCCGCATTGCACTTCCGGTTTGCGAAGAATCGCACCCGCGGCTCTTGGTACCTGCTGAGCAAGCGCCAGTGGCACCGCATCGGCGGCTATCCGGACCTGAATACCAAGCAGGTGGTCGCGGCATTGCCGGCCGTGCGCTTGCGAGTGGCGGCCGATGGTGCGGCCAGTGTTTCGGGTTGGGTGACGGTGGGCGAGTTGCTCGACTGGTTTGCTGATCGGATGTCGCGTTCCCGTTCGCTTTCGGCTAAGCGCCGTTCAGCCGGCAAGTCAGCCATCAGTTGCCAGCTTAAGCCGCGCCTAGATGATCTGCTGCTTCGCGACGTGAGTGCCCAGACCCTGGACAAACTGCTGATGTGGCCGGCTCAGGAAGAGTTGTCGCTGTCGTACGTCCAGCAGTTGTACCGGCTGCTCGCGGTGGCCTTTCGTCAGGCCCGTAAGCTGGACCTGATCCCGGTCAACCCGATGGCAGAACTCAAGTTCGTCAACTTCACCACGGCCCGCATCCTGCCGAAGCCGGCACGCCTGCGCGATGTCCAGTTACCCGAGTTGGTGGCGCAACTGACCGAGCGTTTCGACAGTGCGCCAGGTGACGCCATGCTGGCCCTGATGATGCTCTGCCACGGTACCCGCATCGGCGAAACCCGCCAGTCTCGCTGGGCCGATATTGCGTTGCCTGAGCGTGAGTGGTTCCTGCCGGCCGAGCACACCAAGAGCAAGACCGAGCTGCGGGTGCCGCTGACCGACCAGGTCTGCGCGCTGCTTCGCCGCTACCGTGACCGACAGGCCGCCCAAGGGTACGAGGGTCCGTTCCTGTTCCCGTCCCGGCGAGGGAAGGCGCTGAGCGATAACCAGGCCAGTGCAGTGTTCACCCGGCTGGGGCAGGGCGCCTGGACCAGTCACGACCTGCGCAAGGTGGCCCGTACTGCCTGGACTGACCTTGGCGTCGACGGCCACATCGGCGAGATGCTGCTGAACCATTCGTTGGGCAAGATCGCCTCGACCTACATCAACACCCAGGCCAAAGAGCAGCGTCGGTTGGCTCTGGTGAAGTGGCACAACTGGTTAGATGAGCGCGGCTTCAAGGCGATCCACGAGCAGACAGGCGCTAGATATGAAGATTCGCAAAACCTCGTAGACGCTTTGAATAGCGCGGCCTGCGAGTCAATTCCGCAATTTGTTAAGGGCGAGGTTTCAAAACATGCAGAAAGGGCAGGGGCTTGGCTTTAGGCGAGAGCGGATCGAGCTGGAGCCTTGCTCGATCTGTAAAGGGAAAGCGGTAGTGAAGGGGCTGTTTTATGAGCTGGTCTGCACTGATTGCAACGGTTCAGGTTGGGTTGTGTGGGGGAGCAAGTTGGTGCTTTCGTCGGACGAGCTAGTCACCCAGTTAAGTTTGAAATTGCAGCAGGTTCAGCGTGAAATTTTGGCACTGAAAGGTTCGCCTCAAATGGTCGGGCCACAGAACCAATACGAAAAATCGAACCGCCTGGGAGCGGGCGGCACAAATTACACAGGGGATTGAGAGCATGATGATTCGTAAGCCGGCAGGCCGACCATTGGGAGACACCGAGTACCTGCTTGAACAGTGGGGCTGGTGGAGGATGGATGGAATGGGTGTGCCTGGTTACACGTCACCGACTTTGGCGCTGATGCGTCAAGCAGTGGCTCAACCAGCCGCAAGCAAGAACTACTGCATCACTGATGACTGGGCTATTGCTATCGACAATGCAGTAGCCAGACTCGCGCATCGGGATCAGCAGATGGGGGATGTTGTATGGCTGTACTTTGGAGCCAAATGGCCTATGGTACGAGTCGGTAAACATTACGGGATGAGTGAAGGCAAAGCGCGTGAGTTGGTCAGAGCAGGTGCAGCATGGATCGATTGCGCGATAAATTATGTTGGTATGGTCGCTTAGCGTGTTAGACGGCCGTTGCCAGTGTATAACTTGCTTCGTTTTGATGAGGGCCAGTGATAATGCTGAATCATTGGTCTTCGGTTTCGTCGGGCTGTCAGATTAATAAGCGTGACATTCCACAACTTAATGTGCATCTGTTACGTACGCGATTTTCATTGGAAGCTGGGGTTTTATGAATGGGGCGCCTGCAAAAATGAGTGAATTTGATGAAGGCTTTCGAGAAATTCAAGATGTATTTAGAAAGTACCATCCTTTAAGCATACTCAAGGAGTCATTGGGTTATTTGTATGCGCCTGCTAAATCTAAGGCCGATAGAACTACTAGGCAGCCCTGGTTGGTTATGCTTTTGATTAAGTGGGTTTTTTTGGATGTTTTGGCAAATAGCCCCATTCGAAGGCCATTTATTAGTCAGGGGGGACTTCTGGAACTGCTGCAAAAGGTGTTGAACTTAACTGATAGCGATAAGATGCCTAATGAATATGAGGATGTAAGGCTGTTTTTTAGGGCTGTTGCATATCAACAGTTTTTTTATCAGGCGGAGGGAAAGCTTGTTGATGTGGCTCGTCAGGAAGCTATTTTTGCGAAAGTCCCCAGCAATCACTATTTCAAAACTAGGTTTTTGAAAGGTACAGGGCTTTCTGTTGAGGCTTTCCTCAGATTGTCATTCGCCCTGCTCGCGGGTGTGGATAAGTATGGAATGGTGTTGAGCAGAGACTACCTTTTTGCGCTCTGCCCACCGTATACGCCGATGGAAGTAGATGCTTATCTTCGAGCAGTATCGATAGATGCTAATGAGTTGCATAAAGCCTTAATGGCGGCGGATATCGATGGAAGGGGACCGAGTGAATTCTTGCAACAAACACCATTCTTGAGATTTCCCCTCGTTAAGGTTGGCGATCAGTATTGGTGCGTTTCACCACATGTTCTTAATCGTTCATTAGGGCATTTCGTCTACGACTATCTAAAGCGAGATGATGTAAATTCATTCAATAGTCCGTTCGGAAAATCGTTTGAGGGCTACGTGGGGAAATGGCTACGCAAATCAAAGTTGTTAATGGCCGATGAGAAAGAACTGATTAGTGAGCTTCCAGGTAAAGGCGGTGTTGTGGATTTTTTAGTGGCAGATGGTGAGTCTAATGTGTTGATTGATGCCAAGGGCGTAGAAATGGCTCAAGGAGGTATGGCTGCAGTTAGAAAGGGGGATATTCGCCGAGCTACCAAGACATCCCTTTTGAAAGCTTTTGAACAGGGGCATGAGGTCGTTTCGAGGTTGCCATCTGTATGTGGCAAAAATCCTGTGATCTGTCAGCGCTCCGTAAATTATCTTTTGGCTGTTACATATAAGGAGCTTTATATTGGTAATGGACTTACCCTTGCCGGTGTTGTTGGTGATGCCGAATTGGATAAGATTCGTAATAAGTATGCCTCGGAATATCAGATTCCTATCGAGAATATATATTTTCTAACGATCCATGAGTTTGAAGATTTGATGGATATGGTAGGTAGCGGGAAGACTGGGCTTGTGGAGTTTTTAGAAAGGGCAAAATTAGCGGATGCCCATCCTGAAACTCAGAAGTTTACTTTCGAGATGCATATTCAAGACTTGACTCGCCACGTCGGTAGAAACATCCCATTGATCGATGTGCTTAAAGAAATGCGCGATGAGCTCTGTAGAACGGTTCCAGCATTAGCGAGAAAGTAATTATGGATAGTGGTGGGGGATACTTACTGAGTTTCGAGTGAATCGCAAAAAAAGGTTTTCCGCACGGAATAACTTTGTTTTCATAGCAGCGTGTGTAGCTGTGAACGCAGCGCGACGCCTTTCCAGAACCTGGCCATCGAGCCGGGTTTTTTGTACCTACTTACAAGCCCTGCCATTGAGCGGGGCTTTTTCGTTTTCGGCCTCATGCCTGGCTCTTTGCTTCGCGCGGATGACAGTGACATGGAGGTCGAACCTATTCGAGGACTACAGATGAATACTGAGCATCAAGCTCTCGCCGATGTGCCCCTTTGGCTGTTGGTATTGTTGAGCATGGCCGGTTTGTCTGGGGAGATGCTGAGGGCATCAGGCAGTGACCTTGGTATTCGGCAGATCCTGCAACGCGTAGCTCTGCGATTTCTCGCATCAGGCCTATTGGGTATGGCCACGTTGCTGCTCGCGATGGCCCTGTGGAACAACCTATATCTGGCAGCCGGATTGGGCATCGTTATCGCGGTCATTGGTGCCGATGTTGCTGGTGGTTTGTATACGCAGTTCTTGGCGAAGAGGGCAGGCGTCAGCGACCCATCGGCAGGGCGCAACACGAGCGGTCAGTAAAGCACGGACTCAGGGGGTGACTGTAGCCGCTGGGGATCAGCTGGCGATGAACAATCTTTCCGTGGCAGTTCCTTACACGCTTTCCCCTGGTGGGGACTTTATAGCCATACGTGAGGCCAACGTGTGGCGCTGTCACTTCGGCAGCGAAACTCTACGAACGTCTCCACTCTTTGCCGCCTCGTTCGGCACGACGGGATATTCAAAGTCACCTAGTGGCGATATCGAAATGTGGGGGCTGACGGGTGGGGCGGTGCCGGGGGTCTCGACGGGAATTACATTCCCATTTGCGTTCCCGAACAGGTGCCTGAATGTCCAGATGACCTACGTCGATTCAGGGACGCAGGCGCCTGCAACGCGCGGCGGCCCCGTACAGGTCGGTGACTTCGCGAAGACGGGATTTAACTATTCCCACTCGGGCAGCAGTAGCGGCGCCCAACATTTCTGGCGCGCCAAAGGTAACTAAGGGGGTATTTATGAAGCATTTCTGTGCGGCTGATGGTGGGTTTTATAGCTTGACGTTTCACGGCTTCATTCCAGATGGCTGCGTTGAAGTCTCTGATGAGGACTATCGGGCGTTACTGGCTGGCCAAGAGCAAGGTAAGCGGATAGTGGCCGGGGATGATGGCTTTCCAGTGCTGGTTGATCCGCTGCCGCCCAGTGATGAGGCGTTGGCTGCTGTCGAACGGGGTTGGCGGGATCAGCGCCTATCTGAAACGGATGGTGTTGTTGCTCGCCACCGCGATGAGTTGGAAGGTGGGGGTATGCCTGGTGTCGGCGGCCAAGGTATCGACACCCCTCGCGAGTTTGTCACCCGCTGGGCGCCCGGGAACGAGAACAACACCGAGGCCTACATCGCCGCGATCGCTAAGCGCCTGGCTGTTCAGTGCCAGCCTCTACCGGCGCCGTCAGCGTGGTTCATGGAGGAGCGCGAGCCCAACTTGACCCGGCGCATGCTCAACGAATTATCGCCATCACCGACGCCGGCGACCAAGGACTGATTGCTCTGGCTGCGTGTCAGGGGTATGTCAGAGCGGTTTATTAGCCGAAGTAACCGGATAGCTGCTACGTCGGAATGACATGAATTCTGACGTAAGAATTGACGAGAGCGTCAATCGTGGATTAAAATTGCCCCAACAGCTCAGTACAGCGTGCAGGCAATCTTTAGAACCTGCCCAGCAGTCCTGAGCTTTTTTTTGCCTGAAGGAATAGCAATGAAGCGGACTGCAGTGCTGGTTGACGGTGGCTTTTTCTTTGAGCGGGTTCGCTTTTTCGTTCGAAAATACTTCAGGCCAGGCTTTGTACTCACCGCAGAGCATCTCAGCACAATCGTACATATTTTGGTGAAGTCCCATATTGAAGAGAAAAAGACTCTAAAAAGGGAGCTTTACCGTGTGTATTACTATGACTGCCCTCCCAATGACAAGCAGGTTCGATTCCCGATTACGCCGCCTGGCCACAAGACCCCCGGTAATAAAAATTTCAAAGAGCACCCTCCTTACAAGGTTCGCGGGGAGCTTCACGATCTCCTTAAGCGGAGCAGGAAAACAGCGCTTCGACTGGGAGAGCTTTCAAAAAGCGGAAGGTGGCGCCTCACAGATCACACCCTAGACGATTTGCTAAAGGGGCAAAAGCAGTGGGGCGAACTCACGAACGATGACTTCCACTACGCAATAGACCAGAAGGCTGTCGACATCAAACTGGGGATGGACATAACTACGCTTGCGTTGAATAAGCTCGCGGATGTGATTGTGCTTGTGGCTGGGGATTCGGATTTTGTGCCGGCTGCGAAGCTGGCAAGGACAAATGGGATCGATTTCGTTCTAGATCCAATGTGGGCGACCACCGCAGCAAGTCTCAGCGAGCATGTTGACGGACTTCGCTCTTATGACACCGTGCGGATCATCAGCAATGTCACCAAAGAACCCGTTACAACTGTACCAAAGTGGTGGAAGAAGCCTTACCAAGTCGAGCCTGCGGACGTTCTCCCGGAAGATGTCGACGAGCCTGGAGTGGGGGATGCAGGCACGGTTGATGAGCGGCAATAGCTATTGAAAATTCCGCTTTTTTCCGTCTAAAACTACCTCGACCTATCCCGGTTTTGCTGGTCGTAAACCGCAACAAATGACACAAGAGTTTTAGACGGTCAATCTCTGTAAGCCTTTATCTGCAAGGCCTTAAGACCTTTCCAGCCCATACTGCTGCATCATCGGGGTGTGGGAAGACAGATCGGAGAGTGCTTTATTCATCAGGTAATCAGGCGAATTCGTTGAAATGGGTGGGGCAAAAGAGGGACATCGGCCCGGCTTTTCCGCGATGGGCGCAAGGTTACCATGGGCGGTCCGACCTACGCAGGGATGAAAGGCCCGCTGCACGTTTCTGCGGTTTATGCACTTATTATGCAAATCAGCATTTGTCATCTTCGAAAAGAACGAGCACTATGCGCGTTATGCAAAAACGCAATGTTTCTACCGTCTTAAGAGCACTGCTCGATCAGCACGGGATCTCCCCCACGGAGCTTCACCGTCGCACTGGCGTGCCTCAATCTACTCTCTCGCGGATTCTCAGCGGGAAGATCGTCGATCCTTCGGATAAACACATCTCGAAGATCGCCGAGTACTTCCGTGTGAGCACTGACCTGTTGCGTGGCCGCGCCGATGTAGCGCCGGCCATCGCGCCTGCACGCGAAGAGTCGCATTCGGAACTCAAGGACATAAGCCTGTGGGATGACGATACCCCCGTCGATGACGACGAGGTCTCGGTCCCCTTTCTTCGCGAGGTTGAATTGGCTGCTGGATCAGGAAGATTCGTCATCGAAGAAAGCGAGCGCTCAAGCTTGCGCTTCGGCAAACGCAGCTTGCGGCATAACGGTGTGCAGTTCGACCAGGCCAAATGCGTCACCGTGCGCGGCAACAGCATGTTGCCGGTGCTGCGCGACGGCGCCACGGTTGGGGTCAACGCCGGCAAGTCCGGGATTGGCGATATCGTTGATGGTGATCTGTATGCCATCAACCATAACGGCCAACTGCGGGTGAAGCAGCTCTATCGTCTGCCTACCGGCATTCGTCTGCGTAGCTTCAATCGCGATGAACACCCGGATGAGGACTACACCTTCCAGGAAATCCAGGAAGAGCAAATCGTCATCCTCGGTCACGTCTTCTGGTGGGGCATGTACGCCCGCTAACGCTTAGCTGTCAGACAAAACCCGCTATCAAGCGGGTTTTTTTTCGCCTGGCGAAAACCATCCCACCCTTTGTTTCCGGGGCTTGCATGCGCCCGTGCATTTCTAATGCATAAATAAATGCATTTATGCATTGACTGTATATGCATACATGCATATTCTTTGTCTCAGGCCGCTCAACAACGGCTCGCAACGAAGCTCTTTAGTTCCACAGCAAAGGCAGCGATGAGCCGGCCTCAACGGTTCAGAGGGTTGGCAACTGACCCGGGTGTGCAGCGTAAAGCACCGTAAGCAGTTATCCGGCGGACAGGGTCGCGGTCGGAGGAACAATTTGAATGGATCCGTACCGCGCCAGTAGCGCCGAAAGATCGGAAGGACCGTATTACTGAAAAGCCCGGGCGACCGGGCTTTTTGGAATGCCTACCTACCGTCAGGCACACCAAGAGACAACGTTTGAACAACACACAAACCCATCACCTATTTATCAACGCAGGAGGCGTGACATGACAAACGAGCAGCAAGCGTTGGCGGACATGCCTATCTGGCTGGTCATCGCTCTGGCGGTGGTCGGCGGGGTGTCCGGCGAAATGTGGCGCGCCGACAAGGAGGGCGCTCGCGGCTGGCCACTGTTGCGGCGCCTGGTGCTGCGCTCCGGGGCCTGCATGGTCTGCGGGGTGTCGACCATCATGCTGCTGTATGCCGCCGGCGTGTCGATCTGGACCGCCGGGGCTTTCGGTTGCCTCACCGCGATGGCCGGTGCCGACGTCGCCATCGGCTTGTATGAGCGCTGGGCGGCCAAGCGGATTGGCATCGATGAAGTGCCACCGCGTGATGCCGGCCAGGACCGCTAATGGTACTGGCAGCAAAGAAGATCATCACTGAACAAGTCCAATGGACTGGCTGACGGGGGGCGTAGACAACGACCCCGACCTGCAAGGATGCAGGTCATCGGCGGTAATTTCCCTTAACTCAAACCCGCCACCGCGCGGGTTTTTTATTGCCCGGTGAATCCCATGTACATCACCCCGATCCTCAAACAGCTCCGTGATCAATGCCCGTCGCTCGCCAATCGCGTGGTAGTAGGCATTGATCCACAAACCCTACCCACCACCCCTCCACAACCCATCCCTGCGGCCTACGTCTCGGTGATCGCTGACCTGGCGAGCAAGAACACAGCACAAAACGCGTTTCGGCAAACCATCCGTGATCGCTTCGAGGTGACGCTGTTGCTCGATGCCACGGATGCGGCGCTGGCGCTGGATCAGTTGCAAGGGCTGCGGGCCGAGCTGTGGCGGGCGTTGGTGGGCTTCAAGTTGGGTGGCGACTACGACGCCATTGAATACGACGGCGGCGAGTTGGTTTCGATCAATAACAGCCGCTTGCTTTATCGCCTGCGCTTTTTCGCCGAATTCCAGCTGGGCCGTAACCGCTCCAGCGAACCGGCGGAAACCTGGCACGAGCGTGAACTGGACGGCTTGTCGTCCTTTACCGGGGTGACCGTGCGGGTCGATGCGATCGACCCGGCGGACCCCAACCTGAAACGTCCGGGGCCTGACGGGCGCCTGGAACTGACTTTCTCTGGAGACGTAAAGCAATGAGCAAACGCATCACTGTGCTGCCGGCCGAAGGCCGTGCCGTGCCCGATCCGGAAGCGGGCGATCTGTTGCCTCTCGAAGGCCGTGAAGTGCCGGACAACGCCTGGTGGCGTCGACGTCTGGCCGATGGCGATATCACTACCAAAGCCGTGGAAGCGGCAACACCACAGGGAGCCAAATAATGGCGATCGGATTCAGCAACATTCCTGCGGACATTCGTGTTCCGCTGTTCTACGCCGAGATGGACAATTCGGCAGCCAATAGCGCGTCGTCGGCCATGCGCCGGTTGATTGTCGCTCAGGTCAACGACAACGTTGCCAGCGCCGAGGTCGGCAAACTGGTGCTCGTGTCCAGCGTGGCGCTGGCCAAAAGCATCGGTGGTCAAGGCTCGATGCTGGCCTCGATGTACGAGACCTGGCGCAAGACCGACCCGGTCGGCGAAATCTGGTGCCTGCCGGTGCACAACACCGTGGGCAGCATTGCCAAAGGCGTGCTGACCCTGACTGGTACCGCAACCGAAAGCGGTGTGCTCAACCTGTACGTCGGCGGCGTGCGTGTTCAATCCGCTGTCGTTAATGCGGCAACCGCGGCTCAGGCCGCAACTGCACTGGCCTTGAAAATCAACGCCAGCGCCGATCTGCCGGTTACCGCCGCTGCGGTCGAAGGCGTGATTACCCTGGCCGCTAAATGGACCGGTGATAGTGCCAACGACATCAGCCTGCAGTTCAATCGCCTGGGCAAGAGCAATGGCGAAGACACACCGGCTGGCCTGACCACCGCCATCACCCCAATGGCCGGTGGCGCTGGCGTGCCGGATCAAGTGGCGGCCGTCGCTGCGCTGGGTGATGAGCCGTTCGAATTCATCTGCATGCCGTGGACTGACACCGCGACCCTCAATACCTGGCAAGCCGTCATGGATGACAGCGTCGGTCGTTGGTCGTGGGCCAAGCAATTGTTCGGTCACGTCTACACCGCCAAACGCGGCACCGTTGGCACCCTGGTCGCCGCCGGTCAAACCCGTAACGACCAGCACATGACCATTCAGGCGCTGGAGCTGGGTGTCCCTCAACCGTTCTGGGTTCAGGCGGCCGCACTGGCTGCGCGGACTTCGGTGTTCATCTCTGCCGACGCCAGCCGTCCGACCCAAAGCGGCAGCCTGCCGGGCGTCGAGCCGGCTCCGGCCAGTGAGCGTTTCACCCTGACCGAGCGCCAGTCGCTGCTCAACTACGGCATCGCTACCGCGTACTACGAAGGCGGCTACGTGCGCATTCAGCGAGCGATCACCACCTATCAGAAAAACGCTTACGGCCAGGCAGACAACTCCTACCTGGACAGCGAAACCATGCACCAGTCGGCGTTCATCGTGCGTCGTCTGCAAAGCGTGATCACCAGCAAGTACGGTCGCCACAAACTGGCCGCCGACGGCACCCGTTTCGGTGCCGGCCAGCCGATCGTGACCCCGAGCACCCTTCGCGGTGAGCTGATCGCCCAGTACGCCAAGCTCGAACTGGAAGGCCACGTCGAGAACGCCGAGCTGTTCGCCGAGCACCTGATCGTCGAGCGCGACAGCCAGGACCCGAGCCGCGTCAACGTGCTGTTCCCGCCGGATTACATCAACGGCCTGCGTGTGTTCGCGCTGCTCAACCAATTCCGTTTGCAGTACGACAACGCGGCTTGAATGCCGCGTTTCACTGTATGAGTTCAGCCCACCTCGCGTGGGCTTTTTATTGAAGGGAGAAACACCATGGGTCAACTGATTGCGGGCACCTGCTACGTCAAAGTGGACGGCGCTCAACTGACCATCAACGGTGGCTGCGAAGCGCCGCTGATGTCCACCAAACGCGAAACACTGGTGCCGGGTTTCTACAAGGAAACCGACATCACCCCATCGTTCAAGGTCACGGCGCTGCACACCCCGGACTTCCCGCTCAAGCAGCTGATCGCCGGTACCGACATGACCGTCACCTGCGAATTCAGCAACGGCAAAGTCTTCGTGCTGGCCGGTGCCTACCTGGTCGATGCGCCGATTTCCAAGGGCGATGACGCGTCTATCGCATTGGTCTTCGAAGGTGTGAAGGGGACCTGGCAATGACTCAAACCGTGAAGCTGCAAGTGGCCATCGAGGCCCACGGCGAGCCGCTGACCGAACTGACCCTGCGCCGTCCGACGGTGCAGGAGGTGCGGGCGATCAAGGCGCTGCCGTACAAGATCGACAAGAGCGAAGAAGTCAGCCTGGACATGGATGTCGCGGCCAAATACATCGCAGTCTGCGCCGGCATCCCGCCGTCGTCGGTCAACCAGTTGGACCTGGCTGACCTCAACGCGCTGAGCTGGGCTGTCGCGAGTTTTTTCATGAGTGCGGCATCGGCGCCATCACCGACCTGATCGCTGTCGCCTATGACCTGGCCTGGTTCTGGAAGGTTGACCCCGAACAGATGATGGCCAGGCCACTGGACGTGCTCCGCGAATCACTGGAGCACGCGCAACGGATCAATGCGATGCAGCAGGTGCAGTGATGGCAGAGACAGAAAAGATTGAAAAAAAAGCGGTCTTGCTGACAGGCATCGATGAACTGTCGCCCAAGCTCAAGGACCTTCGGGCGAAAGTCGATGGCTTCAAAAACAACCTCGAGCAGGCCGGCCTGGGCAAGCTGGATATCAGCGGCTTGTTCAAGGGCGGTAGCGTGGTCACGCCCTTCGTCGAAGGTATCAAGTCGGCGGCAGCGTTTCAGGGCAAATTGGCTGAGGTCGGTGAGACGGCAAAAAGCGTCGATGTACCGAGCGTGCCCAAAAGTGCTGCGCAAAACCTGAACGTTTTCAGCGCTTCGATGGACAAGGTCTCGGTTGCGGTTGACGCCGCGTTACTGCCAGCAGTCAGCGCGGTGGTGGTCGGTCTTGAGCCGTTGCTCAATGGCGTCGGAACCTTGCTCAACGACAACCCGGAGCTGGTCCAGGGCATTGCCGCGGGCGCTATTGCGTTCTCGGCCATTCAATCGGCGGTTACGGGTGCTTCACAAGCGCTTGACCTGATGAGCACGGTGCTCAAGACCAGCCCGCTGATGTTGGTTGCCATGGGTATTGCGTTGGTGGCCGGGGTGATCGTTGCGAACTGGAAACCGATCTCGGCGTTTTTCGCCGGGCTCTGGCAAGAGATTGCACCGGTTGTCATGCCGATGGTCGAGTTCTTCAAGACGATGTTCGCCTTCACGCCGCTGGGGATGATCATCAACAACTGGGGGCCAATCAGTCAGGTGTTCGCCGCGCTCTGGGACGTGATCAAAGCGGCGGCTTCGCTGCTGTTCGACGCGTTCAAGGTGATCTTCAGCTGGACGCCATTGGGGATGATCATCGCCAACTGGCGTCCGATCAGCAGCTTCTTCAGTTCGCTTTGGCAAGGGGTCAAAGCCGTTGCTGTGCCGGTCATCGACTTCTTCAAGGCACTGTTTTCCTGGACTCCGTTGGGGATGATCGTTAACAACTGGCAACCGCTGGTTGGATTGTTTTCAGCGATCTGGGATTTGCTTCGGGCACTGTCCGTGCCGGTGGTGGGCTTCCTTAAAAGCCTGTTCGACTGGTCGCCGATGGCGCAGGTCAGTGCCGCTTGGGAGCCGCTGAGTGAGTTCTTCTCCGGCTTGTGGGACTCGCTGACCAGTGTCACGGCCCCGGTCGGGGAACTGTTCAAAACGCTGTTCGACTGGTCACCGATGCAGATGATTACCGAACACTGGACGCCGATCATCGCGTGGTTCAGTGGGCTGTGGGAAAAGCTCAAGGCGATTATCGAACCGATCAAGGACCTGTTCGGCGGCAGTGTCAGTGGCTTCATCGCGAAGATCACCGGCAAGGTCGAAGGCTTGACCGAGGCGCAACAGAAAACCAACGCCGAAGGCAAAGGTGAACTGGCGCCAGCGTTTTTCGGTGCCAGTAGCGATCAAGCGTCGCTGTCGAGCGATTTGCCGAAAGGCTCCAACGCCCTGGTGCAACAAAGCGCCGCCAACAACCGTGCGCAACTGGAAGGCGGCCTGACGGTGCGCTTTGAAAATGCACCGGCCGGCATGCGTACCGATCAACCACAGACCAACCAGCCTGGCCTGGCCGTGACGTCGCAGATTGGCTATCGCTCACTGTCTCTAGGAGGTTCCAATGAGTTGGCGTGATCGTTTGTTGCCGGCGTCGTTTCGCGGCGTCGGATTCTGGGTCGATCAGGCGAAAACCCCGGTCGGCCAGAAAGGTCAGTTGCATGAGTATCCCCAGCGTGACCAGCCGTTCTTCGAGGGCCTTGGCCAACAGGCGAAGATCCACGACCTGACGGCTTTTATCGTTGGGCCCGATTGCCTGGAGCAACGTGACAAACTGCTCAAGGCGCTGGAGGAGGGCGCGGGTGAACTGGTTCATCCGTGGCTGGGACGGATGCAGGTCAAGGTCGGCGAATGCGAAATGACCCAGACCCGTCAGGACGGCGGGCTGGTGACGTTCGCCCTGAAGTTCTACCCCGACCAGCCGCTGCAGTTCCCCACCGCTCAGGTCAACACTCGCGAGCAATTGCTGGTGTCGGCCGACAGCTTGTTGGGATCGATGGTAGGTCGTTTCGAAGATGCCATGAGCCTCATCAAGGCGGCACGGATCGGCATCAAGGAACTGCGCGACAGCCTCAAAGACGTCTACGAGGTCATCGAGCATGAGTTCAAGGAGGTTATCGAGACCTACAAGGAACTCAGTTTGCTGGTCAAGGCGATCAAGGAACTGCCCCGTGAAGTGAGCGCGGAGTTCAAGGGTTTGCTGGGTGACATCAAGGAGCTCGGGGACTTCGCTCGTGAGGGTTACCGTGGCGTGCTCGCCAGCGCCTCGCAGCAGGTTGAAGCGGTGAAAAAGATCGACGCTCCCAAGCTCACCACTGGCAAGGACACGGTGGCGGCGGCTCAGGCCATGGCCAATCTGGTGCAGGACGCGTTGTTGGTGAAGCTCGGTTATCAGGTGGCGCGGATGCCGGTGGCGACTCCAGTGGTCAAATTGAACTCCACGCCGTCCCTCGCGCAGCAAGCCGTGCAACCGGTGCAGCGGGTGGACGTGCCGGTGGCCGACGATGTGCTGACCTTGCGCGATGCGCTCAATGAAGCAATCTGGCAAGCCGCCCTCAAGGCGGATGCCGTGCATTATCAAGCGCTCAATGCCATGCGCCAGCAACTGTTCGGGCATCTGACGGCGGTGGCATCCTCCGGTGTGCGGCTGATCACGTTGTCTCCCAATCAGAGCATGCCGGCACTGGTGCTCACCTACAAATACCTGGGGGATGCCACTCGGGTGAGTGAAGTGACGCAACGCAACGGGGTGATCCACTTTGGATTCCTGCCCCCGGGCGGCCTGCAAATCGCACGGGAGTAGACCATGACCGACCTTGCAAACGCCGTCAGCCTGACTGTTAACGGTCTGGATTATGGCGGCTGGAAAAGCGTGGAAATCAGTGCGGACCTGGAGCGTCAGTTCCGCACCTTCACACTCAACATCACCTGGCAATGGCCGGGGCAAACCCTGGCGGTGCCGATCAAGCCCGGTTCGCGTTGCCAGGTGCGGATCGGTTGCGATCTGGTGCTCACGGGGCACGTCTACAAGGCACCGATCAGTTACGACGGCAAGCAGATCAGTCTGAGTATCGAGGGCAGTTCGCTGACCCGGGACCTGGTGGATTGTGCGGCGATCAACCGTCCGAGCCAATGGCAGGAACAAAGCGTGCTGAGCATCGTCCAGGCCCTGGCATCGCCTTATGGCGTGGGGGTGGTCAGCGAGATCACACAAACCGCCAAGTTGAATAAACACAGCATTGTCCCGGGAGAAACGGTGTTTCAGTCCATCGACCGCTTGCTGACCCTGTATCGGGTGTTCTCCACAGACGATGCCGAAGGCCGTGTGCTGCTGGCGAAACCCGGCAGCGGCGGGCGGGCCAGTGATGTGCTGGAGCTGGGCAAGAACATTCTCTCGGCCAACGCGCCGATGGATTTCAGCCAGGTCTTTTCTGAATACCGGGTGATTGGCCAGCACAAGGGCAGCGACAGTAAAAGTGGCAGCGCTGTGAGTGAGGTGTCGGGTGTGGCGACTGATGCTACGACCCAACGCAAACGGGTCACGGTGATCAGCGAAAGCGCGCAACTGACGACGGAACTGGCGCAGCAACGCGCCGATTGGGAAAGCGCTACCCGCACTGGCAAAGCCCTGACGACGACCTATCGCGTGCAAGGCTGGCGGCAATCCAACGGCGACTTGTGGCGGCACAACACGCAGGTCAGGGTGGTCGACAAGGTGCTGGGTTTTGATCAGGACATGCTGATCTCGAAGGTCACTTACTCGCTCTCTGAGCAGGGCTCCATCACCACCCTGCAAGTGGCGCCGCCGCATACCTTCGACGCCAACCCGGTGCCACCCAAAGCCTGAGTCCACATTCATTCGTAGCAGCTGGCGAAGCCTGCGTTCGGCTGCGAAGCAGTCGTGAATTCAGGCGCTGCGATACTTCAGGTTAATCGTCGATACAGGTTTCACGACTGCTGCGCAGCCGAACGCAGGCTTCGCCAGCTGCTACAGGTGCATCGCCTGCCGGGCCTCACCCGATATTCAAGGAAAACCCAATGAGCCTACTGACACGCCTCTTGGCGCGCGGCACTGTCGTGCTCGCCAATTCGGCTACCAAGCTGCAATCGCTGCAAATGCGCCTGACGGCCGGCGAAGTGAACGACGACATGGAGCACTTCGAACCCTACGGTTTCACCAGCAACCCGCTGGCCGGCGCCGAAGGTATCGCGACCTTTCTCGGCGGGGATCGCTCCCACGCCGTGGTGCTGGTGGTCGCCGATCGCCGCTATCGCCTCAAGGCGCTGGCACCCGGTGAAGTGGCGATCTACACCGACGAAGGGGACAAGGTCCACTTCAAGCGCGGACGGATCATCGACATTGAAACCACCACGCTGAACATCCGCGCCAGCAGCGCTGTGAACATCGACACGCCAACCCTGACCCAGACCGGCAAGATCGTCTCCCAGGGTGACCAGGTCGCTGGCGGTATCAGCCAGATCAAACACGTGCATCCGGGCGTCCAGCCAGGCAACGGCCAGACCGCTGCCCCTGCAGGAGGTCAGTGATGTTCATCAGTCATGACCTCAAGACCGCACTGACCCGTTCGGTGCTGATCAGCCTCTTCACCTGGCGCCGCGCCGCCGATGATGACTTCCTCGATGACGACGAACGCTTCGGCTGGTGGGGCGACAGTTTTCCTACGGTGGCCGACGACCGAATCGGCTCGCGCCTATGGTTGCTGCGCCGGGTCAAGCTGACCCGGCAGACCCAGCTCGATGCCGAATTTTATGCCCGCGAAGCCCTGCAATGGTTGATCGACGACGGTCATTGCAGCGCCATCGAGATTCTCAGCGAACGCCTCGACGACCAGCGCTTGAACCTGCGCACGGTCCTGACCCTGGCCGACGGTGAGCGTCTGGACATCAACCCTGAACACAGTTGGCAGGTGACCTATGCCGTTTGAAACGCCTTCGCTGCCGGTGCTGATCAAGCGCACCCAAAGCGACCTGGCCAGCGATTCGCTGCGCCAGTCCGATGCGCAAGTTCTGGCCCGAACCCTCGGCGGTGCAGCCTTTGGCCTGTATGGCTATCTGGACTGGATCGCCGAGCAGATTCTGCCGGACAAGGCCGATGAACCGACCCTGGAACGCATCGCCGCGCTACGCCTCAACCAGCCGCGTAAAGCGGCGCAATCCGCCCGGGGAGCCGTCAGCTTCAGCGCCACGGCGGGCGCGGTGCTGGATGTCGACACCCTGCTGCAATCGAGCGACGGTCGCACCTACAAAGTGACCGCCGCGAGCACCACCAGCAATGGCCTCAACAGCACCACCATCGCCGCGCTGGACGCCGGGTCCCTCGGCAATGCCGATGCGGGCATGACGCTGATCCCGGTGCAACCGATCCAGGGCATCGGCGGAGTCTTCACCGTGCTGGCGCCGGGCCTGACTGGCGGCATTGCCCGCGAAAGCCTCGAATCGCTGCGCTCGCGGGTGATTCGCTCGTACCGCATCATCCCCCACGGTGGCTCGGCGCAAGACTATGAAACCTGGGCGCTGGAGTGCCCGGGAATCACCCGCGCCTGGTGTCGTGGCAGCTATCTGGGGCCGGGCACCGTCGGTTTGTTCGTCATGCGTGACGACGACCCGCAGCCGGTTCCGGATGCTACGCAACTGGCGTTGGTCCAGGCGTACATCGAGCCTTTGCGCCCGGTCACTGCCGAGCTGCATGTGCTGGCACCGGTGCAGATGCCGGTGACCTACAGCTTGCGCCTGACCCCTGACACCAGCGCCGTGCGTGCCGCCGTCGAAGCGCAGTTGCGCGACCTGCACAACCGTGAGGCCGGACTCGGGGAAACCTTGCTGTTGACCCACATTGCCGAAGCCATCAGCAGCGCCACCGGCGAGAGCGATCACAAACTGGTCGCGCCAGCCGCCGACGTTACGGCCGCGAGCAATCAGCTGCTGACGTTCGGAGGTTGCGTATGGCTGCAATAAGAACCGCCGCGCAATACCAGGCCCAACTGCGCAGCCTGCTGCCCAGCGGCCCGGCCTGGGACCCGGAGCGAGTGCCGGAACTGGAGCAAGTGCTGGAAGGCGTCTCCCAGGAACTGGCACGTCTCGACGCCCGCGCCGCCGACCTGCTCAACGAAATGGACCCGGCCGGCGTCAGCGAACTGGTGCCGGACTGGGAACGGGTGATGAACCTGCCCGATCCATGCCTGGGCCTGACCCCGCTGTTCGACGACCGCCGCCTCGCGGTACGCCGGCGACTGCTTGCGGTCGGGGCTCAGACCGCTGTGTACTTCGTTGAGATCGCCCGTAGCCAGGGCTATCCGAATGCCACTGTCACGCAATCGCGAGCACCACGCATGGGGAGCTCAAGGTTTGGATCGGCGCACTTCGGTACATGGCAGGCCCAGTTCATGTGGACGCTTAATACCGGCGGCCGCCTTCTGTTGGGTCGCCGCTTCGGTGCCAGTTACTGGGGGGAGCGTTTTGGCATGAACCCAGGCTCCGCCCTGGAGTGCCTGATACACCGAAACGCACCTGCTCATACGCAGTTGAAAATCAATTATGACTAGGGGATAGAAAAGTGGATTATCCAAAGAGTGTGCCCAGCGTAGGGCTGGTAAATGGAAAGTTTGTCGACGAGAACCCGCTGAATGGCACCCCGGGGTCACTGATACCTGCCGCGTGGGGGAACTCGGTTACAGAAGAGTTGTTGGCTGTGATCAAAGGTGCGGGGGTTGTTCCTGACGAAGTCGAGCTTGGGCAATTGCTGTTGGCTGTACGCAAAATCAACCAGGCAGGATTGGTTGATTATGCATTGGACACCGGTAAGGCCGATGTCTATGCGGCCAATTATGCTCCGGCGCTCATCAATCTGGTTGACGGCCTGGTGTTGCGTTTCAAAGCGCTGCACGCCAATACCGGCGCGAGTACCTTTTCGCCTAACGGACTGGCTGCCAAACCCATCGTTGGTACCGACCATAACGCGGTCCAGGAAGGAGAGATCACTGCTGCAGGTGATGTTTGGGTGCAATGGAACAGCTCGATTGCAGAGGGCGCCTGGGTGATGGTCGCCAGCACCGGAATGATCAAGCAGACCGGCAGTGATATTGGTGACATCAAAACCGTAGCGACTGCAGAGCCGCCAAAAGGCTGGCTGAAATGCAATGGCGAAATCGTTTCTCGCACGCAATATGCCGCGCTTTTTGCGGCCATCGGTACACGTTTTGGCGCAGGTAATGGAAATACGACCTTTGCCCTGCCAGATCTGCGTGGTGAATTTGTACGTGGTTGGGACGATGGTCGCGGAGTCGATGCCGCACGGGAAATGGGCAGTGCGCAAGGCGGACAAAACGCCTCGCACACCCATGCTGCCTCGACTGCAGGCGCGGGGACACATACCCATGGCGCCTCGACAGGAGGCGCAGGTACCCACACCCATACCGGCATCACTAACAATTCCGGAGATCACCAGCATGGTGTTTATGCCAATGGTAACAACACGTCTTTTGGTCGTCAGGGCACCGGCAGTGGGCCGGGCGACTATAACGCGGTGACCGCAGCAGGGGGCAACCACGCCCATGGCTTGGCGATCAATGCGGTGGGTGACCACGCCCACTCCGTTGCGGTAGCTGCCGTTGGCGATCACGCTCACACCGTCACTGTGGCGGCGGTCGGCGGCAATGAATCGCGTCCTCGCAACATTGCGTTGCTGTACGTGATCAAGTATTAAGCAACAGGACTTTGGTTTATGCCTCTTACAGAACAGCAACTGCTCCAGATAATGCCCAACGCCCGCCTCCAAGCGGGCGTTTTCGTTTCTGCCCTCAACACCGCGATGGTTCACCGAAACATCAACACCCCCAAACGCATCGCCGCGTTTCTCGCGCAAGTCGGCCATGAGTCGGGGCAGTTACGTTATGTGTGTGAGTTGGGCAGCGACCAATACCTCAGCAAATACGATACCGGCACGCTGGCCGTCCGCTTGGGCAATACGCCTGAAGCTGACGGTGATGGTCAGCGCTATCGGGGGCGCGGGCTGATTCAGATAACTGGTCACGACAATTATCGTCGATGCAGCCTTGGGCTGTTCGGGGATGAGCGTTTGCTGACCCTGCCTGAGTTGCTCGAACAGCCTCAATGGGCGGCCGAATCGGCGGCCTGGTTCTGGGAGCTGAACGGTTTGAATGAACTGGCCGATGGTGACCAGTTCAACAGCATCACCCGCCGGATCAACGGCGGGTTGAATGGGCTGGAAGATCGTTTGCAGCTCTGGGCACGGGCGAGGGCGGTGTTATGCCAGCCTTCGGTCTGATACCGGTTTCTTACCGGGCAATTGGCGTCGCTGTACTGCTGGCCATTGTGGCGGGCGGTGCTGCGGCAGTGTCCTGGCACCTTCAGGATTGGCGTTACGGTCGGCAACTGGCGGAACAAGCCAGGTTGCACGACGAGGCGCTGAACCAACTGACCCTGGCGGCGGCGAATCAACAGCGCGCCGAACAGGACAAGCGGCTGGCCCTGGAGCAGCGTCTTCAGGCCAGCGATCAAACCTATTCAAAGGCCTTGAGCGATGCACAACGTGATCAAGGTCGCCTGCGCGACCGTCTTGCCACTGCTGATTTGCGCCTGTCAGTCCTTGTCGACCCCCGTGATGCCGACGCCGGTTGTGGCGTGTCAGCCGCCTCCGGCACCGGCGGCGTGGTTCATGCAGCCCTACGAGCCCGACTTGAGCCGGCGCATGCTCAACGAATTATCGGCATCACCGACGCAGGCGACCGCGGACTGATTGCCTTGCAGGCCTGTCAGGCGTATGTCAGAGCGCTTGCTCACTAA